GATCCTGGATATGATTTTATTGATAAAATCTTTACAGTATATGATAAAGATTATATCAGTACACATGATGTAAGCATTAATTGCGGAGCAAAGAGTTGTCTTACATGCCATAAATGTTATGTAAAAAGTAAAATAAAATATATCAATGAAAAACTGAAATAAAATTTAATTATACATGATTAATAAAATATTGAAAACGTAAAAGAGGAGTGGTATAATGAAAACAGCAATTGGTTATAAGCTTTTTAGGGTGTCTAAAAAATATCCGGGGAAACTATTTCCTCTGTATGTAAATGCAAATACGAATATTTCAATTGGAGAATGGATTAGTGCAGAACCAGGAGAAAGATTAGAAAATGGAAAGGTAAAAAGCAAACTTGGGCCATTAAGATATCGTCCTGGTTTCCATATTAATGATGTAGCCCCGTATGTTTCACATATAGGGCAAAAGGTAAATGGCAAGATTACTTATATGCGACCGGATACTGTATGGGCTATGGTTGAATATTGTATTGATCATGATTACTGTGAAGAAGCAGAAGCAAATGGGATTTCTGAATCTGGAAAATTTAATTATATAAAAGCTGACTTAGATTATATTCCAAAACATGGATTTTACCGGTATAAAACGTCTCCTGTAATGACTGGAGAATGGATCATTGCCGGAGAAATGAAAGTAATTAAGATATTAAGCGATCAGGAAGTCAAAGAAATTTGTGATTCATGTGGATCAGATTATTTACCTCGAAAAGAAACAATTAATTTATCAGAATTTGGATTTGCAGCATAAGGAGGAAGTATTAAAATGTCTAAAAAGAAACGAAGCACTATATCAAATTTTATATGCCCAGAATGTGGACTTGAGTTCCCTATCCCAAGAAAAATTGGACAACAGAGAGAAAAGGGGCATATTAAAGATTTGTATTGTCCGATTTGTAATAAAATACAAAAATTTACAGAATATACATATAAGCAGTCTTATAAAACATTAGAAGGTGAAATAATAGAGGAAAAACCATTAACTGACTTTAAAATAATTATGGAGGACGGTCACTCAAAAGAAGAGACCATATCATATTTAAAAAATGGAGTTCTTGTTTTTGATAAAGAAGAATTTATTGAGAACTTTAATTCTTACATGATTGAATGGTGTTTTGACAGAAGGCGAATTGAAAAATTGAAGAAGATGATAGATACAGGGGTTCCAATTCGTAATTGGGGAATAGTTACTAAAAATGGTAAAACTTATTATATTAGATATACTTGTTTAGAAAGAGGTAAGGTGATTTTAAAATGAGGTTAACAAAAGAAGAAGCCAGAGCATATAAGGGATATGCTCTAACTCCTAAGCAACTCATTGAGAAAGCAAAGAAATTTTATGATGATTTAACACCAGAAGAAAGAGATGAGGAATACATTGTCTATGGAAATAATATAAAATTTGAAAAAGTGGAGGTAGAAAGGCTTACTACTGGAGAATTTTATATGCGTTGTGTTAATGACATTGAAAAAAGATATGAAGAATTTAAAAATAGGGAACGTATTTACAATTCTTCAGCTGTAGCACCATATGATCCAAGATATAAAATGGATGATTTTACAGAATCAGAAAAAATGGTAAGTTTTCTATATTATTTAATGGACAATGGATTTTCTTTAGCAATATTATATCCTGAATATCCAATCGAAGTAATAGAAATGATTTTTTGGAGTATACCGGAAGTAAGAAAGACACCACAAGAAAGAGCAGCATCAAAAATAACAGAAGAATATACTAAGTATATAAAACCAGGAGAAAAAAATGTCGGAGGAGCGGAGCTTGTTAAAAGAAGAGCGAAAGCAAATCCACCACAGACCTCTTTGACTCCAGATGAAATTGCGAGTTTTGATCGTATGAGCGAAAAATGGCTAGTAAGATGGTGTAACTTTTCTACGAATTGGTTATGGGTAGCGCCATGTTTATTATTATGTATTGTGGTGAACAAAGGACTTATTTCAGCAATTGGATTACTTTTGTTTATGGGGATTGGAGAGTGGTATTCATGGAAAGTCAAAGAATATTGTAGTGTGATACTGCCATGGTATCAACAAGCTGGAATTATGTTAGAGAGGAGAATGAAGTTATGAATGGAAGGTTGGAGCATGAATTAAAATTAAATAAGAATGTTAAGAAAATTCTTAATGATATGCCACAATGCGTGAGTGATTTTTATATGAGTATTCAGGCTGTTCGCAGCCCGAATACTTGTTTAAATTACGTTAGAAAACTTCATCATTTCTTAGATTATATAGATGTAGAAGATATAAGCGAAATTGATGCAGATGATATCGCAAGGTATCTGGAGCATATTAAATACGTAAAAGATGGTAATGGTGAAATTAAAAAGTCGTCTGTGGCATATACTAAATTGGTATGTTGCACATTAAATAGGTTTTTTGATTTTTTGTATCGGAGAGGAGATATTGAAAGGAATCCGATGGACAATGTAAACCGGCCTATTAGAAAAGACTCGATTAAAAGAGTGTTTTTATCAATGGATGATTTAAATGGAATATTGGGTGCCGTAAAATATTCTTACATGCCAAAAGAATGGCATTCAAGAGATTATGCTATATTATATTTATTTATGGTTACCGGCATGAGAAAAACTGCATTAAGCGAAATTAACTTAAGTGATTTAAATTTTGAGACTCACAATTTGACTATTATCGACAAGCGAGATAAAGAACAGGTATATCAATTAAATGATGATTCCATACGTGTATTAAGAGATTGGATCCTTGATCGAGATAAAATACTATATAATATGGGGATTAAAGAGGATGCTCTTTTTATATCAAAAAATGGAAAACGTATGGATCCACAAACGATCTATTGTATGGTAGTCAAATATGCCGAGAAAGGAATTGGTAAACATGTGTCTCCGCATAAGTTAAGAGCTGCTTTTGCTTCATTATATTATAAGGAAACAAAAGATATCGTTGCTACGAAAAATGCCGTAGGACATGCGGATATACAGACAACCAGTATTTATACAGTTGAAGAAAATAACTCAAGAAAGGAAGCAACGGAGTTTATGTCGAAAAATTTATCATCAAAAATATAGACAAAATTAACTTTGCGTGATATAATCTGAGAAAAGAGGTGAGAAAAATGAATGTCGATAGAAGTATTTTAGAAGATTATTTATCCAAAAAGTTTTTTAATATCTTAATTAATAAGAGTGACGAACTAGAAATTTACAATTATGCAAATAAGCTATATAATTTTCCAAAAGGAATTTTTTCAGATTTTCTATCTAGTAGAAAGAGTATTGAAGAAGCAAATGATTATACACTTTTTGTAATTGCAGATAGTATATTAAATGCCACTAAGAAAGATTATCGCAAAAAGTTATCTGACTTTTTTACAGACAGAGAAATAAGTAAATATAGTGGGATGCAATACGAAGAACCAAATAAAATTGAATTCCCGTTGGTGTTCAATATGATTCAGGTAAGCGATGATCAATGGATAGGATCTTTAAATGTAGATACATTTTGCGCTCTGCAAGAATCAGGATTAATTAACTATAATCCTGTCACACAACGTGCTATGACTAAAGTAACACGAGATAATAATGAGCTATATCGTATTACATTGAATAAGAGTGCAGTAAAAGAAATTACGGCAGATATGCTTGAACATATTTATGTTCCGGATACAATCACTTTGAATATCCCGAAAGATGATGTATACGCAGATTTTCATTATGATGAGCAGTCACGTCAGCTTATTATTCATTCTTTAGAGGCGTTTGATATAAACGATGGATATCATAGATATGTATCAATGTTCCAGGCCAGAAGTAAAAATCCAAATTTTAACTATCCAATGGAGCTGAGAATTACAAACTTTGACATTGATAAATCTCGCCGTATGATATATCAGTATGACCAGAAAACTAAAATGAGCAAACAGTTAAGCGACACATATAACTCATATGCAGCTCAGAATAAAGTGGTCCAGCGTATTAATGAAAGCAGTATGTGTAATTTGCAAGGGGAAATAAAAATAGGCGGACTTATTGATTCAACAACTCTGGCAGAATGTATTAAGAGATTATATTTCAGTAAAAGGCAAAGTGATTCTCCTGAGCAACGAAAAGAAATCATTAGAGTATCAAAGGAATTTATCGAAGATCTTAATATGCTTACAGAAGAAGACGACAAGTATCTTGAAAAAGAATATTCAAAGAAAGAAATTATAATTCTTACGATCTTGTTTTATTATTATGATGGAAAAAATAAAATATCAATGATAGAGAACTATAAGCGTTTTCTTATTGATGATGCGGAACGTGAGGAAAAAATAATATATGATTTTTCAAGAAACTTTAATAGGATCAGAAAAAGATTAATTCCTTTTTTAGAGGAGAGAATGTAAATGTATAACGAAGATAGAAAACAAAGGTTTTACGAATTTAAGTTAAAAACTGTTGCAAGCGTTACTCCTCTTGTGCCTAGATTTAAGAGAGTTGCGCCGTTTGAACATATGTATCAAAAGGATTTATGTGACTTTAATTTAAATGAGATTACAGAAATGTATAAGTTGTTCAAATTTACAACATTAGAGTCCATTATTGTAGTAAATAATACTCTTACACAATATACGGACTGGTGTGTTAATGAGAATTTAGTGTTAAATGGACAAAATATCTATGCAACTATCACACCTGATATGCTGGCAGCACTATTAAATAAGACATTGTTAAATCATCAGATTGTATCAAGAGATACGATTTTAACATGGATCGAAGCATTAAAGAATCCTAGAGATCGATTCATGATTCTGAGCATTTTTGAATATGGCAAGTCTAAAGATTTTGAAGACACGATCAGAGCCAAAATGGATGATATCGACATAGAAAATCATACAATGAAATTGTATTCCGGAAGAGTTGTAAATGTAAGTGAAGCATTAATTTTAACTGCACAAAAGAGTAATATGACAATGGAATTAACATATCCATATGGAACTAAATCCAAACTCATGGATGATGGAACCATTATAAAAAGATCTCATATTGTAAAAGATGATCCGCATTGTCTTGGAAGGCAAATGTATAATTCATTAGCAGCAGCATTGAAGTCTATAGATGTATCATATATGACTGCTGAAAAAATTAACATTTCCGGACAAATTCATATGACAAATGAATTAATCCGGAAGTATAATTCAAATAAAAACAAGATTTTATATGATGTTGAAACTCGGTCTATGATTGAACACCAATATGGAATTAAGATTAATAGACCTTCATATTTTCTTAAAAAATATGGTGACTATTTAATATAGTCGCCATGTTTAAATAAAGTAACAAGTTAAATTAACTTTAATTAAAGAGAAAATGTAATGAGGAACAAAAAAATGGTTAGAGAATTTGTAAAGAATGCAAGTAAAGTAGCTCAGAAAATCGATATTATGTTTGAAAAAGCTGCATATGACAATAAAACTGTTGCGGTACATTTCTCTGTAGGAGAAAAAGAATCTGCAATAATATCTCATATGCAGTTGAATCCAGTTAATATTACAGTAAATGATAATATTATCACTTTTGAAGAGGGAACAGCAGAGCATTATATTGATATTTCTCAGTTTGATTCAGTCAAATGTGATGACGAGTGCGTTAACGATATCGCGGATGCAACAATTGATATGATGTGTGATCATTGGTCAGTGCATTTTGATATTTTGGCGATTTAATTATACATAATATAGGAGGAAAAAATGAACAAGATTGAAGAAATGAAAGCATTGGTTGAAAAACTTAATCAGTACCGAGATGCTTATTATAATAATGCAGAGAGTATTGTTACGGATCATCAGTATGATGATCTGTGTGATCAGTTGGAAAAAATGGAAAAAGAAACAGGAGTTATTTTAAGTAATTCTCCAGTCCATAGTGTTGGATATGAAGTAAAAAGTAAATTAGAGAAAATTGAGCATTCACATTTAATGATGTCTCTTGATAAAACTAAAGATGTGAATATACTTCGAAAATTTATTGGTGATAAAGATTCTTTGCTAATGTGTAAGATGGATGGATTGACAATTCTTTTGACGTATGAAGATGGAGAGCTAATCCAGGCTGAAACTCGCGGAAACGGCGTCATAGGAGAAATTATTACTCACAATGCAAAGGCGTTCGAAAATATTCCTATGCATATTAATCAGAAAGGCCACGTTGAAATCGAAGGAGAAGCTATTATTACATATACAGATTTTGAGAAAATTAATAATTTAATTAAACATGAAGAAGATAGATATAAGAACCCGCGAAATCTTGCTTCAGGATCAGTAAGACAACTGGATAGTAAGGTAGCAGCCAAACGTCATGTTCGTTTTATAGTATGGAAGGTACCTGCCGGTATGGATGAACTACCTTTAATGTCAGAAAGATTTGAAAAAGCAAGAGAACTTGGATTTGATATTGTACCTTATATTCGTGTATATAAAGAAAATCAGAATCTTGAAGAGGTTATTAATCTGTTAAAGGAAAAGGCAGCATACTTATCTTATCCAATTGATGGGCTTGTTGCTGCATATAATGATATTGCTTATGGATTATCACTTGGAATCACAGATAAGTATCCACGTCATTCTCTGGCATACAAGTTTTATAATGAAGAATATATTACGACACTTATTAATGTTGAATGGCAAGTTGGTAAAACCGGAATTATTTCTCCGATAGCCGTATTTGAACCTATCGAAATAGAAGGAAGTATTATAACAAAAGCTAGTTTATTTAATCTTTCTATATTAAAAGAAAAATTGGGGCATCCTTATGTTGGACAAAAATTATGGATAATTAAAGCAAACCAAGTAATTCCATATATTACAAAAGCAGAAATGGTGGATGATAAATGGATAATATAAAAATAGAAATATGGAAAGATATAATAGGATATGAGGGGTATTATCAAATAAGTAATTTAGGTAATGTTAAAAGTTTGAATAGAATTGTAAAAAATAAAAATGGTTATAGAAATACTGGCGAAAGATTATTAAAAATTTATTTACCTAAAGATAGTCAGCATTATCCATTTGTTATTTTATGCAAGAATGGAAAAACTGAAAACAAATTAATACATCGTTTAGTAGCCACAGCATTTGTAACTAATGACGATCCTATACATAAAACACAGGTAAATCATATAGATGAAAATAAAATGAATAATAGTTCTGATAATTTAGAATGGTGTACTCCTAAATATAATGCAGAATATGGAACAAGAATAGAACGTACTAAAAAATCTACAACAAATAATCAATCGTGGAAGCGCGTTTTATGCGAAGAAACAGGTAAGACATACAGGTCTATTCGTTCAGCGTCTATGGATACAGGTGATTGCGAACACACCATTGCAAGAATGTGTAACGGATTAAAAACTAAAAATCTAAAATACCATTGGAGGTATGTATAATGAACAATATAAAATTTATTAAAATTCCTAAAATATGCCCAATTTGTGGAGAACCAGTGTCTGTCGTAAAAGAGAACGATTCTGAAGTATTGATGTGCATGAATGCTGGATGCAAAGGCAAACTTTTGGGTGAGATGAATGCTTTTGTAGGGAAAAAGGCCCATGATATTAATGGATTATCTGAGGCCACATTGCAGCTATTGATTGATACTGGGCTTGTGACATCACCAATTGATCTGTATTATTTGAAGGATCATTCTACAGAATTGTCCAGATTACCTAGAATGGGAGCAAAGAAAATTGCGAATATTTTAGATTCTATTGAGTCTAGCAGGAATACTACCATAGAAAAATTTATTGTAGGATTAAATATTCCGTTAATTGGTGGTAGAGCTGCAAAGGATATTGCTAGATATGAAGAAATAAGAACTAGGGAATCAGGAATGCTCTATCCATTTGAAACTTTTATTAAAGATGCTGCTTCTGATTTTAATTTTACCTGTATTGAAGGATTAGGGACGGAGCGAAATATTTCTATCCATAGATATTTTAAGGAAAATTATGATTACGTTGTTGCTTTGGCGGAACAATTCGTATTTCCGGAACTTAATAATGATAAGATGTCTTCAGAAAGTGATTCATTGTCCGGAAAGAAATTCTGTATTACTGGGAAACTGCATATTTTTGCTAACCGGGATGAACTTGTGGCGGATATAGAATCAAAAGGAGGGAAAGTTGTGTCCGGAGTTACAAAGGCAACTGATTATCTAATTACCAATGATAAAAACAGTGGATCTAGTAAAAATAAGAAAGCTTCTGAGTTGAATATTCCTATTATCAGTGAAGAAGAATACAAAAACAAATTAAATTAACTTTTACTATTGACAAATGCAAAATAATGGTGATATAGTTGATTTATCAAAACGAATTAGATTAACTCAATCAGAAAGGCATGAACAATGATATGTTACTATTTAAAAGGGAAAAATGGAGAGTACATCGCAAGAGATCCAACAGGAAGAATCAAATTAGTATCTGATCTTGGTGATGCACTCTTGGTTCCTGAAATTGAAAAGAAAAAGATTAAGGCAATTCAAGCAAATAATATTCCAGACGTATTAAAAAAATTTGGACCATATGAAATTTGTGAAACCGATTATAATGGAGTTGAAGCAATTACAACAGATGATATAGTTGGTGAAATTATCGGTAGTATAAATGAATTTTCAAGTAAGATGAATGAAATTACTGATTATTCAAAAGAACTTAATTCTATTATTTCATATACTGATTTACAAATTTCAGACATTTTGCATTATATTGAATTTCATAAGTTTTCTGCGGCAGAAGGATATAAATTATGCAAAAAGTTGCAAGAGATTTGTGATAGACGAAGAGAAGCCAAAAATAAAATACAAATTATAAACACGATAAAACATCAATCGTGTGCGAGTGTTTTATCTGGAAATGCTACTAAAATAATAGAAAAAATTGTACCAGATAAAAAATATACTCCAAGAGTATTTGATGAATTGTTCAAAAAGAATCAGTCACGAATAAGAAAAGAAAAATCAGTGAAAATAAAAATTTAATTAAACAATAAGGAGATAAAAATATGTTTAAAGATTTTGTAAAGGCAATCCAGAAAAATTTACAGCAGATGTCTAAAGATTCTTCAAGATTATTCACAGTAAATGTGGATACCGAGGAGCTTTATAATTTATATCTGGATTCGTTTCCGGCAGGTACAAATGAAATTTACAGAGAAAGAAGAGAATATGACTGTAGTTGCTGTAGACATTTTATCAGAGACGTTGGTAACGTCGTATCTATTAAAAATGGTGAGTTACATACCATTTGGGGAATTAATCCAGTATCAGATGATAAATATAATGTAGTCGCAGCTGCGCTCGATGCCTATGTAAAACAGAAAGCGGTATTAGGGGTATTCCTCAAAAAAGAGAAACGAATTGGTACTCCTGAAAATAGAGAAATGCTCCCGACAGGAAAAATTAATAAATACGAGCATTTCTTCGTAGATCTGCCAGAAATTTGTATCTTTAAGGAATGTTATGGACATACACTTGAAGGTGATTTAAGTCAATTCAGAGATGTCCGTAATGTATTTAAACGTTCTCTTGATGAAATTAGTAAAGAAGCTGTAGATACTGTACTTGAACTGATTGCTCAAAATTCTTTATATAAAGGTGCCGAATGGAAAAAGCAACTTACTGAATTTAAGAATTATCAGAAAGAATATGGAAAGCTTACGGATAAACAGAAAGAACTTTGGATCTGGGAAAAGTCAATTTCTGCAGGTGCCGTTATCGGTAAGATTCGTAACCATAGCATAGGAACATTGCTGGTGAATATTTCCGAAGGAATGGATCTTGACCTTGCCGTTAGAAAATATGAGCAGATTGTAGCCCCTGTAAATTATAAACGTCCAAAGGCAATTTTTACAAAGAAGATGCTTGAAGATGCAAAGAAGACTATTACAGAACTTGGTTATATGGATTCATTACAGAGAAGATTTGCTACCTTGGATGATATCACAGTAAACAATATACTTTTCTCCAATAAAGATGCAGCAAAGAGAATTACCGGTGCTATGGATTTGTTTGATGAAATGGAACAGGATGTTGCAATTGATCCAAAACGATTCTCTAAGGTAGAGGAAATAAGTGCAGAAGATTTCATTAAGAATGTTTTGCCAGTGGCAAAGGAACTGGAAGTATACATGGAGAATAAACATATTCAAAATATGGTATCTTTGATTGCTCCAGAAGTTGCTGATGCGAAAACAATGTTCAAATGGAACAATGGAATGTCTTGGGCGTATACCGGTAATATTACAGATTCAGATATCAAAGAAAATGTAAAAGCTGCTGGTGGTTCAGTCACAGGCATTGTAAGATTTTCTATTCAATGGAATGATGGAAACGGTAAGGATAATTCAGATCTTGATGCTCATTGCCTCGAACCACAAGGCGGAGATCATATTTATTTTAGTCATAAAATATCAAGATATACTGGTGGTGAATTAGATATTGATATTACCGATCCAATATATCAATGTAAATCAAATGGTGGAGTAGCAGTTGAAAACATCACATATCCATCAAAAGAAAGAATGAAACCTGGTACATATAAATTCTATGTTAATCAGTATTCATTCAGAAATTCTCAGGGATTTAAGGCTGAGGTAGAGGTAAATGGTGAAATTCATTCTTACGAATACAATACTCCAGTACGTGGTAATGTAGATGTTGCAGAAGTAATCCTTGATCAGTCAGGAAATTTCAAAGTAGTGGACAAACTTCCAGGAAATTGTGCAACAATCAGTAAAGATGTCTGGGGAATTAAAACTTTGCAGTTTACACCGGTATCAGTTGTATGTTACTCACCAAATTACTGGGATGAACAGAAGGGAATTGGTCATCAGCACTTATTCTTTATGCTGAAGGACTGCATCAATCCAGAAGAGCCGAATGGATATTATAATGAATTCTTGAAACCGGAACTTGAGCAGCACCGAAGAGTATTTGAAACGCTTGGAGCAAAAGCACATGTAAAAGATGTTGATGATCAGCTTTCAGGAGTAGGATTTTCACTTACAAAGAGAAATGATCTGATTATTAAAGTAAAAGGCGCTACAGAGCGAGTAGTAAAAGTAAAGTTTTAACATAATTTAATTATACAAATAGAAAGAGAGGAATAAAAACATGGAACTTACAAATATTTTTGAGGCGGCAACAAGATATAAATACAGATTCCCGTTCAAAGGAATGATTTCAGTAGAGGATTTATGGGATCTGAAATTACAGGATTTGGATTCAGTATTTAAACTGCTGAATAAAGAGAAAAAGCAGAGTGATGAAGAAAGTCTGTTACAGGTTAAATCTGAAGCAGACCAGGAGCTGGAAAATAAAATTCAGATTGTGAAATTCATTGTACAGGTAAAACAGGCAGAAGCTGCAGAGAGACTTGCTGCGAAAGATAAGAAAGAGCGTAATCAGAAGATTATGAGAATCATTGAGAGAAAGCAGAACGAAGCTCTGGAAGGCAAGAGTCTTGAAGAACTGACAGCTATGTTAGAGGAGTAATATATGGGAATACTTGGAGATATTGCAGCATTTTTGTTTATGGCAATTGTGATATTAATTTTATTGCTAATTTTGTGTTTTATATGTGCTGCGGTATTAGCTGTAATTGTAGAAGCTATATACGAGGAAACCGGAAAATTAGAAGCTTTGTATAATATTTTACGCCATATTCTTTAAGGGAAATAAAATGAAAACATTTACAAAAAGAATTCTTTTACTTGCTTCGATACTCCTTATTTGGAATATCACAGCAAAACACGTAAATCCCTTGTTCGTTCCGGAGCCAGTTACGGTATTTGATGATCTGATAGGCATGATACATACCGGACAGTTGATTAAGGCAATTGAATATTCGTTTCTAAGAATAACTGCTGCTACATTTATATCTGGAGCAATAGCATTTCCTATAGCGATTCTGGTTTATAATTCCAGAATTGCTAAGGATATTCTTAATCCGATAATCAGTGTTATGCGATATATTCCGGTGACTGCATTTTATCCATTGCTTATTATGTGGTTTGGGATAGATGAAATGATGAAAATTGTATTTTTGTTTATCGCAACATTCGTATATATGATGCCGTCAGTTGTATTATGCCTGGAGGAAGTAAACAACGATCTAATAGATACTGGACTTACAATTGGAATGAGCAAATTACAAACGATATGGAGAATCCAGATTCCGGCATCATTGCCAGGAGTATTGAATAGCTACATTATGATGTATGGAATTGGATTTACATATATTGCAGTAGCTGAAACAATAAATGCTCAATATGGACTTGGATATATAATCCAGCAATCATCTTCCAGAGGAAGAACAGATTTAGTATTTATGGCAATCATTGTGATTATGATCATCAGTGTTATATTTGATTATGTATCTAAATGGTTAGTAAAGAAGATTTTTAAGTGGAGGTATATAAATGATTGAAATTCATGATTTATACACAGGATACAGTAGAGATAAACCACTTTTATCTGGGTTTAATTATAATTTTGATAATAAGATCTACGGGATCCTTGGAGAATCTGGATGCGGCAAGACAACTTTGTTAAGGACGGTTGCAGGATTAATCAAACCGTTATCTGGAGAAATTATCATAGATAATAATCCGGTTACAAAAGCAAGTAAAAATGAAGTATATATGATGCATCAGAACTATACTTCTTTTGATTGGTTAAGTTGTCTTGACAATATACTAATTGCTAAAAAAGTTAAAGGCCATGTAGAACCAGAAGATATAGAAGCAGCTAAGAAGATGCTTTATTTAGTTGGTCTGAATGGAAACGAAAATAAATATCCTAAGCAGCTATCTGGAGGAATGAAACAGCGACTTGCGTTAGCAAGGACGTTATTTGCAAAACCAAAGATTCTTTTAATGGATGAACCGTTGTCAGCACTGGATGCTGAGACACGAAGTAATATGCAATTGTTAATTATGGATTTGCATAGGTTACTTGATAATACTGTAATCATGGTCACGCACAGCGAATCAGAAGCAAAGAGAATGTGTGATGAAATATTGAAATTTTAGGGAGGAAATATAATGGGAATTTTTTTAAAAAAAAATTTTTTCGTAGAAGAAATACCGGATGAGACGCCTGATATTCCAGATGTTGATACTGATTTTGATACAACCGAGACTAACGCAGAGCTTGATTCAGTCAATACTGACACTTTGATTGATGATATTTACAGCCAGAATAATCTGGCAGATAAAACACAGTCAATTTTTAAAGTGGAAGAGTTAATAAAATCATTTCCAAAGGAAATGACGACAGAAACAAAAAGAAATTCAGTATTGGCAACACTTGGTGTATTTGGCTTGACAGTGACTGATGTTGAGGCAGACGGAGAAAAAAGAGTTGATGTTTTAAGCGACATTCTCTCAAAGATTATTTGTGATTCTGAAGCTGTTGTTACTGAAAAAGAAAATGCCATTGAAGAACACAAAATGGAAATCGAGCGCCTGGAAAAGGAAATTGCTGATCAGAGGGCTGAAACAAAAACATCTGATGAAACTATTACTACTGAAATTGATAGAATCAAAAATTTAATTAACTTTACTATTGGAGGAAATGCATAATGGAACTTGGTAAACTAATTTTTATTGTTGCAGTGGTTGTTATTGTATTGATACTGATCCTGTTTCCGGAAGCAAGAAAATTACTGTCTGGATTTACTAGATTATTTATCAAAGATATGGCAACCACACCAGAAGGAGCAGAGGCTATCTACGAAGAAAAAATTGACCAGGCTCAGGAATCTTATAATAAAGCGGATAATGCATATAAGATTGCTGCTGGAAAATTAAGCAATGCACAGAAAGATCTCGATAGGAAAAGAAAAAGACTTATTAATGTTGAAGCTGAGTGTGAATCTCTTGTGAAAACAAATCAAATCGAACTTGCACAGTTAAAAGCAGAGGAAAGAGAAGAGATTCTTTCAGATATTCGCAGAGTTACTGGATTGGTAAATGCTTATAAAGAAGCTACAGACGCAGCAAAAGAGACGCAGGAAAGATGTGAAAAGAATCTGAGAAGTCTGAAGCGTGAGAGCAAAGAAGTTGTGGAGAATATGAAAGTAAAGAAGCAGCTTCAGGAAGTCTATGATGATATGGATGAATTGAAAAATGTCACGGCAACAGATAAATTGCTTGATTCTGTTCGAGATAAAAACAGAGATCTGGATGCTATTGTGGAAGGATCTAAAGTAGTACACAATAATAAGATGTCTACCAAACTTGAAAAGGCTGAAGCGGAAGCAAAAAAGAATAACAGCAATGATTATCTGAACAGCTTGAAAAAGAAATATAATAAATAAGGAGTAGTAAAATGAAGAAAGCAAAAAGATTTAGATTAACTAAAGCAGCAAAAATTCTGATTATGGTTCTGATTGTAGCTTTAATTGGTGGAGGTATTTTTGCAGGAGTACAAACCGGAGTAATTCAGACGAAGAAAGATAAAAAGGAATCAATCGTAGCAAAGACAGATGATACCGATACAAATAAAGAAAACAGTGCAAACAAAGACAATAAAACTGCAGATGATGATACAACCATCAATTTATCATTAGATGAATGGATCGGTTGGAAATCCATTATTGACGCTAATGGCGGATTAACAACTCAGTCAGGTTCCATCTATGATAAACTTGGCGTAAAAGTAAATATTAATGTTATTAACGACGCAACACAATCAAGTAATGCTCTGATTAAAGGAGATCTGAACGCTGCAGGTTATACAATCAACAGAACTGCATTCTTATCTAAGAAATTCACTGATGCCGGAAAAGAAGTGGTGATGCCGTATATTACAAATTACTCAAATGGTGGTGACGGTATTATTGCGAAGTCTTCTATTCAGAATGTAAATGATCTTGTAAATGCTAAAATTGGTGTACCAGAATTCTCTGAAGCTCAAACACTTGTAGTATGGTTTGTAAATAATTCTGATCTTTCAGCTAAGAAGAAAGCGAAAATTATTGATAATCTTGTATTATTTTCAACACCAGATGATGCAGCAAAAGCATTTTTTGCCGGTCAGATTGATGTTGCAGCAACCTGGGAACCATACCTGACTCAGGCAAAGAATATGACAGACGCACATGTATTATTTAGCACTGCAAGTTCTTCAAATCTTGTTATGGATGGAATTCTGTTTGATAAGAAATTTGCAGAAGCACATGCAGATGTAGTAGAGAAATTTATCCAGGGATCTCTGGAAGCTGCAGATATGTATAATACAGAATTTAATGCAATCCGTGAAGTAATGCCTATGTTTAATACTGCATCAGATGAAGATATTGTAGCAAATACGGAGTCTGCAAAACTGACAACATGGAAAGATAATTTAGATCTATTAAATGGAACTGCAAAGACAATTTATTCAGATATGTGTAACGTATGGACATCAATTGGTGAGTCTGTAAATGCTGATCTTGTTAATAGTATTTTTGATGATACATATATTAATGCTATTTCAGATAAATTTAGTGCAACGGAAGTGTCTAATACAAATACTGTAAAGGTTACAGAGGATAATAAAAAGGAAATTCAGGATACTGAAGCTTTATTACAGGGTAAAGCATCTGTTACATTTATTCAGAATACGGCAAAATTCTCTGATTCTGCTGCAGCATCTAAAGAACTTAATAAGTTTATTGACATTGCAAAGGTACTTGACGGTGCAATAATTGAAATTGCAGGAAATACAGACCCTAATCCGGAATCAGATCCTGAAGACGAGTATAATCAGAAGTTGTCTTTACAAAGAGCAGAAGCTGTTAAAAACTATTTTGTTATGAATGGAATTTCTAACGGACGTATTGTAGTAGTTGGAAATGGATCCAGCAATCCTGTTGTTGATAATGATACTGATGAACATCGCGCAATGAATAGACGTACTGATGTATCATTTAAGATCATTGAGTAAGGAGTAATTATGGTTGCTTTAAATATAGAAACATTTGTTGTATGCCTTGTCATTGCTTTTCTGGCAGGTATTCTGGTTGCAAAAATTAAATTAAAGAAATAAAGGAGAAAAATTATGGGATTTACATTATTTGGAGAAGAATATAAATATGAAGTAGACAGTATTAATATTGGGATTTTTTGTCCAGATGGGACATTATTAATAGTTTTAAAACTTAAAGATGGTACATATAAATCAATTGATGTTAATCTTGGAGCAGAAAAATATAAGTCATTATGCAAAGAGAATGACATTACAAACAATGTTCCGGTTCTTGTTACACAAGAACATGTTAATAAATTAGATAAAGAAATAAAACCTAAGTACAAATGGGGAGACTGGACAGAAGGTTACACTTATTTTATGGATCCATTTTCTCGTAGAGAAAAACTATTAGTATATAATGTTAGAACTAATGGTAAGAGAGTGCAGGTAGAATTTGACGGTGTAAAAGCTATGGCTTCTTGTAATATTGAAGCAGGAGATCAATTTGATTATAAGTTTGGTAGGGAACTGGCAGAGCGAAGATTAGTTGCGAAATTGATTGAGAAACGTGCAAATTCATATTATATAAGCAAAACCAACAAAACAAATTAAATTAACTTTGTGTATTGACAAGCGCAACTTGATATGCTATACTAAATACATAGTCAAGGATGACAACAGCACAGAGGAGTGAAAGCTCCCTGTGCTAAATAAAAAGAAGAAAGAAATTTAATTATACAAACAATGAATGTAGCGGTATGATGAAATTGGCTAGACATAATAGACTTTGACTCTATTGAGCAGTAGCTCGTGTGGGTCGAATCCCACTACCGCCGTTTGGCAAGTATTTTATACAAATATACTCCAGCCGAATTGCAGAGAAATATAATTTAATTATACAAAAAGGAGATAAAAATGAGTAAAATTATTAGTACAGGTTCTACTTTTAGAATCTACGGAGATGATCTTATAACACATAATCAACTTCCGGCACAAATTTATTCTATCAGATGTTCACAGATGACAGGATTTTATTTAGAGAAACATGCTGATATTGAGATCAATGAAGACAAAATATATGGCGTACATACTGAGAAAGTAAATAAAGTATTAAATGCTTTTCCAAACTTTAATAAGAATCTTGGCGTTATCTTATCTGGAGCAAAAGGAATTGGAAAGTCTTTATTTTCTAAAATTCTTGCTGTTGAGGCTGTAAAGAAAGGGTTGCCGGTAATTATTGTTGATACATATATCCCTGGACTTGCTAATTTTATTGAAGAAATCGAACAGGAAGTAATGGTAATGTTTGATGAATTTGATAAAACATTCGGAGGAGTAAATAAATCAGATGGCATGGCTGATCCGCAAACAGAGCTGCTTACATTATTTGATGGATTAGCTCAAGGGAAAAAGTTATATGTTATTACTTGTAATAATCTTAATACTCTGAGTGATTATTTGGTAAATAGACCTGGAAGATTTCATTATCATTTTAGATTTGATTATCCGACAGATTCTGAAATTACAGAATATATGAGAGACAAGTTACATAAAGAGTATTATGGAGAAATTAGTAAGGTAATTGCATTTTCTAAAAGAGTCAGCTTGAATTATGATTGTTTAAGAGCTATCGCATTTGAGCTTAATACAGGCTTACAATTTCAAGAAGCGATCAAAGATATGAATATTCTTCATATTAGTAATACTACTTATATAGCTACTTTGTATACTAAAGATGGGAAAAAGGATACAGAAGAAAAGAGCCTTGATTTATTTGATAAGACTGCTAATCATAGTTTATATTTTACGATAGATGGAAAATGGTTCTATACAAAATTTTCTGGTGTTGATGTAAGATATGATTTTGACAGACACATTGATTTTGTTGATGGAAAAGATGTTGAAATTATTCCGGATGAAGACTATGCGGATCTTACAAAAGAAGAAAAGAAAAAATACGAAAATATTAAAATTGATCGTATCGTTTTTGCAAGAAAAGAAGAAAAGGGACTTCATTATAATCTTTCTGTATAAAAATTTAATTAAACATTCCGATGAATAAAAACTTTAGATATGTGGAAGTTCGGTTATAAGCATATATCTTTCATTTTACTTTTTACCTCTTATAACTCGTTTGAAGCAGGTCTTACGAGTATAAATAAACTGTATAAGGGTAAGCCGGTAGTAACCTTATACAACAAGCGGATATGGCGGAATTGGCAGACGTAGAAGGCTCAAACCCTTCGGAGAAATCGTGTGGGTTCGAATCCCACTATCCGTATTCGGACTATTCTTACGGATTTACTTGATGGCCTAAATAGTAATGAGGAGAAATAAGTCCGAGAGGTTAACCTTTATATTATATAGCGTCTATAGGACATTAAAGAAGATTGAAAAGTTGGTGGAATACTGGAACCCAGTGATGAGGAAGCTGCGAATGTGTTGGTTGTATGGTTTGGACGCATTGAAAGGAAACATTTATATAGATGTGCTTTGTGCTAATGAGGTTGTGAGTGGGCGTTGGAGGAGGATCTGGTAGCAGATGTGTAATTAGTTACGAAGCGAAAAGTAATTGAGTCAGTGAGGTAGAAATAATGTGGGAGGGCTTTTGAGAGTGATGACGATCGTTCGTGTAACTGACACGATTGCATAAGCAAGTTTTTTACAGATATTGTTACATTTCTATATTGTGGGTGTAATTATAACGCCCACTACATGGAAACTTAGCTCAGTTGGTTAGAGCAACCGGCTCATAACCGGTCGGTCCTGGGTTCGAGTCCCAGAGTTTCCATTTCTCCTGACGAAGGAGTGACTTTTATAGGCTGTAGAGTTCCAATAAGAAACAAGCCGTTTCTAGTTAGGGCGTGAAACTGGTGTTTTTTTGAGATGTTTTATAAGTAAAAATATCCAGCTTTAGAGAAAATGTAGTGAATTGAGCTGATCAAAGAACACATAATCCTGTTGTGATTGCAGCACGACAGGTCATGCATGAAAAGTGATAAGTAGCTCAGTTGTGAAAAAGAGCGCACTGCAAAAGTGAGGTCGGTGGTTCGAGTCCACTCTTATCACATTTGTAATGATGACGCGCGGATCGTTACAAAAGAAAATAGTAACTACTGAAATGTATATTTAAGGAGGCAGTAAACATGAAAAAATATGATTTATGTACTGGTGATATCGTTCTTTCTACAAAGGGAAGCTACGGTATTGTGCTAATCGGAACTAATGGAGATGATCAAATCAAATGGTACAGTAATAATAAAGGACAGATTATTAACAGATTTAGATCCTTTTCTATGCTTAATGAGGATCTTACATTTAAATATGATTTAGGTAATCGTATTATTAAGGTATGGAGAACAAAAGACAAACATTATCTTGGTGATAAAGCAATTACAGAATATAATGCAGCAGAATGTCATGGATTTGAATGCATCTATGAAGAGTTAATTAATGAAGTAACTATGGCTGAAGTTGAAGAAAAGTTTGGCTGCAAAGTAAAAATTGTAAAGTAATAAAATTTAATTATACAGGCACGTATAAATGAGGAATAGGAAATAATATTTGAAGCACTATCTTAAAAGATCAGTGCATAGATGTCAGTGTGACAATAAACTGCAAAGTTATTCCACTTCGGAAAGCGAGGTGAAATAATGGAGCAGAAGAAATTTATGGATATTCAACGTCTGAAAGAAGGATATGCAGATGGATTTGTACCGGGTGACTTAATTGTTATCCAGGAAAAATTCGACGGATCCAATGCAGCAGCTAGATATGATGCAGAGACTGGCAAAATGGTAGCTTTTTCCAGAAGACATACGTTGGATCAGAACAATACATTAAATGGTTTTTATAATTATGTGCAGGAGTTAAATCCTGAAGATTATAAAGACGTTCCGGACTATGTAATATTTGGAGAATGGTCTGGAGCAAGAAATGCGATTATTTATTATCCAGAAAATACTAAGAAATGGTACGTATTTGATATTTATGATGTAAGGGAAGAAAAATATCTTCCTCAGTCAGAAGTAAAGGCATTTGCAGAAACGCATGGACTTACATATATCAATACATTTTATGTTGGACCGTTTGTCAGTTGGGAACATGTACAAAGCTTTATGGATCATCCGGGATATGGAGAAATTCAAGAAGGTATTGTTATAAAGAACCAAACAAGATTAAACGATCCGAATAGCAGATTACCATTTGTAGTGAAAATCGTTGGAGATAAATTTCATGAAGTCGCAAAAATGAATCATGTTAAAAAGATTCAGGATCCACAAAAGTTGCAAGAACGAACAGAAGCACAGGAACTTGTAAAATCTGTCGTGACGCGGCGTAGAGTTGAAAAAGAGTTATATAAAATGCGTGATGAAGGAATCATCCCAACAGAGTGGTGTGAACAGGATATGAAAACTGTTGCAAGGAATCTTCCAAACAGAATTTATACAGATTGTGTAAAAGAAGAACCGGAAGTAGTTCAAGCAGCAGGACAATATTTTGGAAAATTCTGTTCCGTTATTTCGATGAATTACGCACGAGAGATTATTCTCGGTCCGACTGGAGCAAAGTAAGGCGAAAGGAGGACACGAATGGTGGCAACAGCATTTAGTAGATTATGTACTTCTTGTAAAAAAAGATTTGCATACAAACAAACAGACGCCATCTTTGATGAGAATGGATATGGATATTCAACCAAGCTTGTGAAATGCAAACATTGTGGGCGATTAAATGTGATTCGATATTTTGAAGATGACTCGATGAAATTAAACAATGATAGAAAATATTATGATTATGACATGGTATAGAATAGGAGAATAATAAATAATGGCAAAACAGAAAGAAAAAAAACCGTTAGATAAAAAAGGCTGGGTTCAGACCTTTGAATTGATTGGAAAAGCATGTATTAAAGATTACACATTCAAAATTGATGAACATTCTAAGAAAAGCGACTGGATTTACAATTCTATTAACCTGAATGTTGACTGCGGCGATAAATACGGAAAAGTTGGCTGCGAATTAATGGGTGGTTATGGAGCTGGCAGAAACAATGTTATTTATGTTCATGGCAAAGATGAGAATGGTGGAGATGATTTTGATAACAGATATCAGATTGATTTTGATGATCGATTTGACGAGGATATTCTAAAAGATATCGGAGAGCTTTGCTTTATCAAAATTGGTATTGAAAAGGATACAAAAGGTGAAGTTGTTGTCAATAAATTCTTACATGCATATGATGCAATTAAATATCTGTCTGAAGCATTGCAGGATGGTATGGAGATTAAGGTAAGAGGGCAGTTAAAATATACTGTATATGACAAACATGTACAAGTAAGAAAAGAAATTAACAGTATTTATCTTCCAAGGGAGAAAGAATTGAATACTTATGAAGCAGCATTTACTCAGTCGATGCTTCTTGACAAGTATTCAATCGGAAAAGCAGATAAAGATAAATGTGCGTTCCCGATAACGGCATACATTCTGGAGAAATTCAAAGAATATAATGGTAATGACTTGACTGAAGGTGGCGCTGTAAAAGGCGGAAAGTTTGTACCTTTGAGAAAGACATTTGAATATGTTTATGATCCGGAAGATGAAAAATCTATTGAGCGCGCAGGAAAACTTTTCAAAGTTAAGAAAAACGTGACATTGATTACTTGTCAAGGAGTATTTGTTGAAGGCGGTGCAGTGATCCAGACAACTGAAGACGATTTACCAGACGATATTAAAGAACTGGTAGAAATGGGAGCTTACAGTTTGGAAGAAGCATTAGCACTTTGTACAGAAAATGCTAGTAAAGAACGCAGGATGTTACTTACTAGACCAGTTATTAAGTTAGTTGGAGAAGACGGATCTAAGATTCCACAGATTCAGAAATTTGATTCTATGTATTCAGAAGATGATCTTGTATTAGATTATCTGATTGAAGCAGATGATGACGAAGAAGTGGATGAAGTAGAAGAAGATTCAGAAACTGATACAACGGATCAGGATGAAGAAATTGATTATGATTCAATGTTAGATTCGCTGCTTGATGATTAACTATAATAATTAAATTATACAAAGTACAGAAAGGAAACAAATACTATGGGATACGGAAAAAAGAATACAATTAAAATTGATCCTTTATCATATAATATTGGACTTATTGGGGAAAGTGGTATCGGAAAAACAACAATTATTAAAGAGATGTGCGAGAAACTTGTAGGTGAAGATGGATATCGTTTTCTTGAGTGTGGTAAAGAAGATGGCGCTGACGGTATTAATGGAATCAACTATTTAAATTGTCCGGAATGGTCAATGGATTATGATGAAGAAACAAACAGTATTGGATTTGAAGATTTTGTGGATGATGTCGTTGAGAATAAATCCACAGAATATCCTGATCTAAAGACAGTTGTTATTGATACATATGATCAGCTTGTAGAAATTGCAAAGCCAGAAGTCATTCGTATGCATAATGCGGAGAATCCTGAGAAACCGGTAAAATCTATCAAAGCAGCTTTTGGTGGTTATATGGCCGGAGAGGATAAGGCAACAGAAATTGTTCTGAATAAGTTATGGGAACTGAAATCGGTTGGTGTTCATTTCATTATTATTGGACACGTTAAGCAGCGTACACAAGATGATGTAACGACGGGACAGACATATACTTCTCTAACAACTAATATGTCAATGAGAGATTTTAATGCAATCAAAACAAAATTACATTTTCTTGGTGTTGCTTCTATTGATAGAGAAATCGTGCAGGAAAAGACTGGCAAGACTAAAAAGGAAGGTAAAAAAGATGTAGATATTATGAAAGGTGTAATTACAAGCGAAAGCCGTAAAATTACATTCCGTGATGATTCTTATTCTATCGATTCCAAATCAAGATTTGCTGACATTGTTCCGGAAATTGAATTTAGTTCAGATGCATTAATCAAGGCTCTTACAGATGCTATCAAAGCCGAAGCATCTAAAGGGAGTAAATCTGTTGATGAATTAAAGAAAGAACAGGATTCAGCTGCAGAAAAAAGAGCTGAAAAGATTGCGGAAGCCGAGGCAGAAGCTAAAATACAGAAAGAACTTAGTGAAATCACAGAAAAGATTAAGGCGTTCTGTATTGCTAATAAAGGTAAAACTGCAAAATTAAAACCACTTGTAGCTGCAACTAAAGAAATGGGTTATGACAATCCGATGAAAGTAACAAATATTGATGACGCAAAAAAGATTCTTGAACTTACTGTTGCGTAAATAAATATTGATCCCAGGGCTTCTGCCTTGGGATTTCTAAGGAGAATAACATTGAGTAAGGAAAATAAAAAGGACACAACTGGTTGGAAAAATGAAGACTTCTTACAAATGTGTGATTGGGTTGAAAGAGAATTGATGGGGTATTCTGGGACGCAGCGTTTGCATAAGAACGCATGTCTAAGGTTGCAGGGGCTAAGAAAAGGACAAAGTATGGCGAATAATTCTCATGAAATGTATGGAGAATATCCTATTGATGTTATTTTTAATACTTTTAAAGCGAACAAATATGTCATTTTAAAAGCAATAAAAGGAAAAACATTTAACAGCGAAGATCAGAAAATGGCTTACATTTGTGCTATTGTAAGCAGCCGAGTTAATGATATGTACACCAGAATGAAAAATGCAAAGAAAAGTGAAGAGAAGTCTGAAAAGATTGATATAGGAGCACAAAATAGTGAAGCTGCTAAATATCAACGTCAGACAGAAGAGGTCGTCAATTCTACATTTGAGGGGATTTGGTAATTGACATCTATCACTACTAAGACGAAAGATCGCAGTAGTGCGAAAACAATGTCTCCTTTTGAAAAGGAATGTATTGAGACTATTAAAAAGGTAAATGAATATAAGTTAATTGCAGAAGCAAATGCAGTGTCTTCTATTTACAAGAACCCGGATTTAGTCAGAGACACTTCTTTGAAACTGGAAGATATAACAAATAATGCTTGGAGAGTATATTTTTCAATTGCGAACGATATCATCAATGTAGAACAAAAAAATACATTAGATGAAATTACAATCAATATGTATCTATCGAAACATTCAAAATTAAGTAAGAAATACGATGAATATGGTGGATATGAGAAGATTGAAAGTTCATTTACATATATCGAAGAGGCTAATTTTGATTCTTATGTGAATGAGGTAAAAAAGTGGAACGCTGTAATGAAATTAGCCA